GGTACCCCCAGCCATTCCAGCAGCCACTCGTCCTCCGCGCCCGCCGCCGGCCTTATGGCCCTGCCAAAAAACTCCCTTATCCTGTCAAATGCCTTCATCTGCCGCCTGCACCATCCTCCTTCCCAAACATTTCCAGGTATGCCTCCACGCTCTGGTCTGTCGTTATCTCATCCACCTCCACGCCCATCGCCACCTTATGGGCGCAGATGGCCGCGTCGCATGGGTCTATCCTGTCCTTCTGTGACATCTTATCTATCTTAATTTCTCCGAAGCTGTTCGGCGCTGATAGGATGGCGTCGTTCATGGACCTTGTCAGCAGCCTGTTGCGCCCGTCATACCCAATATTGTGCGCCTTCACCTCCAGCTGGAAGTCCACGGTCGCGTCATTGAGGCTCCTTGCGCTCTGCCTGATTTCCACCAGGTCGCACCCGAAGTCCTCAAGGTCTGCCAGGAATGCGCTCGCATTGTGCGGGTCGTATGCAATTGCCGTCAGGTCTATCCCGTATGTGCTGACCAGCCCGTGCAGGTGCGCCAGTATTGCCTTATAGTCCGTCTTGATGCCCGATGCCGCCGTCGTCACCGTGAGCAGCCCCTCCTGTTCCCAGATGACATACGGCGCATTGTCCTCCTGCTCCATGTGCTCCTGCATGCGCTGCCTTGGCATGAACGAATGGGAATATAGGTAATACTTCTTATCGCCCGTCCCCCTGTCCTCATGAGGGAACTCCAGGGCAAGCGACGTGAGGTCGCCCCCGCTGGACAGGTCAAGCCCGCATACTGCCCTCTGGCCCCGGAAGTCCTCCAGCGTCTTCTGGCATGCACACTTTTCCCAGTCTGCCAGGTCAATGAATTTGGCCTCCTGGCCTGTCACCCATATGTCCAGCGATTTGGTCATGAAGTCACGCAGCTCAGCGCCGCCCATGGAACGCGCCTTCGCCGCGTCCTCCTGCATCTGTGGGAGCAGTTCCGGGTCATGCCCGGTCAGCGGGCAGCATTTTATCCAGTTCTTCGGGTCCCAGATGTCATCCTCCCCATCCATCTGGGCTATGTAGACAAACTGCCGCTCATTCCTGTCAATGCCCCGCAGCACCCTCTGGCAGTACCTGTACAGCTCATAGCAGGGCCCGTTCAGGTTGAACCCCGCCGTGGTGATGACCGAGACCAGCGACTGCGTCATCTTCCTCGTGCCTCCTTTCAGCAGCTTGTACATCTGGTTGTCCTTGTGCGCGTGGTACTCGTCCACGATGCCCAGGTACGGCTTGATCCCGTCTATGGTCTTCGTGTCCCGTCCCAAGGCGCGGATGTACGTGCCTGTGAGCTTCCCGGTTATCTTATTCTTATAGTCCTTTATGTCATACAGCTCCCGCAGGTCCGCGTCGGCGTTTATGAATTTGGAGATCTCATCCAGGACGATCCGCGCCTGGTCTGACTTTGTCGCCGTGCAGTATATCTGGCCATTCCTGTAATTGTCAAAATTGCTGCACTTGATGCCCAGGATGGCATTGAGGACGCTCTTGCCCTGCTGCCGCGACATCTGCACATAGCTGTCCATGAACCTCCGTTTCCCGGTCTCCTTATGCACCCAGCCAAAAAGCGAGCCCAGGATAAATTCCTGGAAGCCGGCGCAGGTAAATGCCTGGTCCCCCTCGCCTTCTGCGACCGTCAGCTTGTTCGCAAGCCCTATGATGTCCTCCGCCCTTTCCGGGTCGAAGGCATATGGGAATCTGGCGCCTCCCCTTTCCGACCTTTTCAGGTCGTCCAGGTGCCTTTTGAACGCAAGCCGCGCGTCCTCCCCAAACTCTTTCTTATTCTTCCAGTTTTTTTCCGCAAACCGTGACACGCGGTCCCCTGCCCTCAGTATCCTGCCCATGCCCTATGCATGCCTCGCATGCTCCAGGAACTTGTTTTGGGGCTTGTCCTCTTCCTCCTTCGGAACCACCAGCCTGCACCTGCTTGAGATTGTAAGCCCCAGCTCCCTGGCGTTCTCATTGCAGGCCTTCATGAGCCTGGCCTGGATCTTGGAGAGGAAATTGTACCGCGCATACTGCTCAACAAGCTGCTCTTCCTCCGTGGCCATGCTCTTCCTGTCCGGAAGGAACTTTATTTTCTGCAGCTGCTTTGTAACCTTGACGTATTCCGTCTCTGCCCTTATGTACCTTGCCAGCACGTCGCAGTCCAGGTTTGACATGATTTTCAGCCCGGCCAGCTGCCCTGCCAGCTCCCCGAATTTTTCACGCTCTTTTTTGGTCAAAAAAGCAGGCGGCTTTATATCGTCTGCAGGCGCCGTGACCTCTGACTGCCTGCGCCCTTTATATTCCTCAATTGTCAGGTGTTTCCGCCCTTTTGCGGCAATCAAATCGATCGGTTCCCTTGGCCTTGCCATGCCCCGTCCCCCTTCCTGAAAAAAATCCCATTTAGGGAGTTTCTGCGTAAATTTAGGGGGGCTGCGGTCTTGGCCGGGGATGCCCGGAACTTTTTTGCGCCCCCTCCCCCGCAAGCCTCCGCCTATGCTCCTGCATGCACTCCCTCAGCGCCTGCTGCATCGCTGCCCTCCTTGCAGTGTCCTTGTATGCCCTGCTTACCATGCCGTGCGTCGCCTCCGATAAGCTGATGAGGTTGTCCAGGTCGTGCCGCCTGGAATAGTCCTCCTTCAGCTCCACGATGTGGTGTACCGTGTCGGCTGGCACGACCCTGCCCTCCATGATGTACAGGTAGATGTCTATGCCGCCGTCCCTTGCCAATGCCCGCGCCCTTGCGGCCTTCCACCCTGCGCTATTGTAAAAGCCTTTAGCTTCCTGATCCCGGCAGTGCGCGTCATACTCCCTGTGCCGCTGCCGCTTCTCTTCCGCTTGCGCCTCCGTATGCGCCGCGCAGTACCTGACGCCCTGCGGCACCAGCCTGCTGCATCCTGCCCTGTTGCAGTATTTCATCAATGCCATGCGCCCACCCCCATATACAGGAATAGCGCAGCTTCCCCGGGCATGGGGCGCCGCGCTTCCAATCTGCACAGTTCTGAAATTGTAAAGATTATAACATAGTTAAACAGGCTTGTGAAGGGCGGCAGAACGGGCGTCCTGTCAAGCTATATTGCATCGGACCCGAACAGGAGGACGGACATTTCGTACACGAGCGCATTCTTATAATTCCTTACGGTCTTTTCATTCAGGCTGTCGCTGTAGCCCTGCTGCCCGCTCAGGATATCCGCTATTTCCTCAAACGTATAGACTTCCTCCGCCTGCTTCCAATCCTCCGTTACCTTCTTGCGCTGCAGGTAGCGCATCTGTATGACCTCATAGCCCTTCCTGCCCTCAATCTTTTTCAGCGCTTTCCCTATGCGCTCCACGTCGTTCCTGCTCCGCTGGTATGACGCTATGCGGTCTTCCAGCAGCTGGCCGCTGTCCGGCCTCTCCGGCCTGTTCCGGGAATGCCTGACCACGCTGCCGCTCCTCCTCTTCCCTATCATGGCCAGGTATGCCTCCTCGTCCGCGACATGCTCCTTCAGGATGTTGTAGCAGTAGAGGATCTTCTCCGTGTTCTTGAAGGTGTCTTCCTTCATTGCCTTCTGCCGTTCCAGCCATGATACGCCATTCATCCTCTTGAATGCCTCGTCAATGGCTGCTGCTATTGTTTCCCTTACTTCTTCTGATACCGCCATCCTTCAGCCTTCCTCCACTTCCCCGAAAAATTCGATGTACCTGTCCGGCTCATGCTCCCCGACCCACTTCCTGGCCTTCCGCTGGTCTGCGACCTCCAAAGTTTCTTCATTGATGTCATGCAGGAAAATAATGCCTTTTCCCGTCATATATATTTCCTTCACCTTATTGCCGAATGAATTTTTGACGTCGCAGACCTTCCTTGCCTTCTCGGTGTCAAACATCCTCGCCTGCTCTTCCAGCCTGCCGTCTATTTCTGCCTCATATGTCAGTACTGCCCTCAACCTGCCCGGCCTCCTTCCCTGCTGCATCCCTGCCGTACAGCCTGTTCACGGCTGCCATTATCTCCCCTGCCTTCTTGGCCCCTACCCCGCGGACGCTTACCAATGCCTCAGCGATGTCGGATGCCTTCACCTTTGGCCCCGCATCCTTCCTGCCCTCTTCATAGCCCTCGTGGTACACCTTGCAGATGAATCCCTCCATCTGCTTATGATCCATGCGCTTCACGCCTTTGTACTGCTCCCTGTTCAGCTTAATCCCCTTTGCCATCCCTGCATCCTCCTTCCTTATAGGTATTTCCCCATAATCTCCCTCTTGGACTTCCTCTTCCCTTCCTCCTTATGCTGCGGCTCCAGCCCTTCCAGGAAGTTCACGCCTTTCCTAAGCCCCGGCTCCCTGGCCGCCGCAAGGGAATGCTCAGCCGCCTCGCGGCTCCCCTCGACCTTCCCATATACCTCTTCCAGCCGCCCCTTCGGGTAGGACAGCCCGGACAGGCAGCAGACGGGCGCACCCGCGCTTACTGTCCGGAAGGTGTCTATGGGCATCCCGAAGGCCTTCTCCAGGTCGCCCATCCCCCTGCCGGAAGGGAGCGCAGCCGCGATATACTTCACCGCACGGTCAGGCTCTATGGGCGCAAGCGGCCCCTCCTTCACCGCCTGGATGAGCCCGGCGCTCCCCTCCCCGCCGGCCCTTGCCACCGCGGCCATGCCATGCGCCCTAAGCGTCTCCATGGCCTCCGCCCTGTCGATGTTGCCTTCCACGCTCCTGCTGCATCCCGGCACCTCAAGGAACGCCGTGAATGCATCCACGAACTCCCGATTCAGCTGCATCCTCTCCCCCTTCTCGTTGTCAATGACGAAGCACGCGCCCGTCCCGGCAATCTTTTCCAGCTCCGCAAAGCACTCATAGGCATTGATATGCGATTTCAGGCTCTCTTCCATGGCCGGGAGGATGGTGACCACCCCCACCTGCCGCCCCTCGTCAATCAGCAGGTCCGCAAGCATCGGCCCCGCGCCGCTGCCTGTCCCGCCCCCGCTGGCGAACATGACGAACACCATGCCCCCTGCTGCCTTCTGGTCGACCTCGCCAGCTATGTTGTCAAAGTCGTCTATGACCAGCTGCTTTGCCTTGTGCCTGTCCTTGTTGCACCCCTCCCCCTTGGGGATATGGTACTTGAACTTCGCCCCCTCCAAAGTGTCAAGGTCCTCCTGCGAGGTGTTCACATAGAGGACTGCGTAGCCCTTCCCTTCCAGCAGCCGCCCAATGTTCCCGGCGGCCTGCCCGACTGCCACAAATGCGATTTTCCCTTTCATTCCCTGCTCCTTTCCTCTTCCAGGCGCCCGCGCCCCTCTCCTGTCAGGAAGAAGGTTGCCGCCCTGCCCTCCTTGAGCCCGCGGCTGACAAGCCCGGACAGCTCGAACGCCCTAAGCTTCTTGTATATGGTGTTCTCCCCTATCCCAAGCTCCTCCTCCTGGGCAATTTCCCTTACTGTCATGGATGACAGCCTGCCGGATGCCCCGGACTTCTCCAGGACGGACAGCAGGATGAAGCCTGCCCTGTCCATTGCGCCCACCGCCTTTCCCTGGCAGGCATCAACCCAAAGTTCTTGCTCTGATTTATTTGGATTTACTCTGCCTTATTCTGATTTACTCTGATTTATTTGGATTTACCCTGATTTCCTTTTGCTTCCCTTTCCAGGCTTTTTAGCTGCTGCAGCCTCCCTTTTATTCCTGGATGGTACCTGGCTCAATACTCCCCAAAGCATTCGCTTATATCCATCTGCCTCCCATATGGGTCAAAATTCATCCAGAGGACTTCCGTCCTCTTTGCCCCTGACTGTGAACGTGTGCCTATACATTCCTTATGCCAGCCGCCCAGCATGCCATTATAAAGATCTGACTCATAGCCGCTGATCAGCAATGGCCCTTTATGCCGCCTTACCGCCACTAGCAGCTCCTCATGGCTCTCCATGCTGTACATCTCATGCCTGTACTGCTTCCCATGCCTTGTGCCTGGGCAGTATGGCGGGTCAAGGTATACCAGCACCTTCTTATGGTTAAACCGCTGCATCAGATCCACCGCTGGCATGCATTCAATCTGCACGCCCCTCAGGCGCTCTGCCGCCTGCATGATCTTCCCAGGCAGCCTGCACCAGTCCCGTGACGCATAGGCACGTTCCCGCCCCTGCACGTCATTTTTCCACCCTGCCTTCTCCCCTGTCGTCCGGGTCCAGTACCCCATATTGATCCGTATGCAGAAATTGACGGCCTTCTGCAGGCTGCCTTCCGTCCCCCCAGCAAATGCATCCTCATGGGCCTGCCTGGAATATGGGGTGAAGTAAACCTGGTATGCCAGCTTTTCCGGGTCCTCCCGGATCCATTTAAACAGGTTCACGACATCCCCGTCCAGGTCGTTCACTGTCTCAATATGGCTCCTTGGCTTATTGAACAGCACCGCCCCGGAGCCAAGGAACGGCTCAAGGTAGCTGTGGTGCTCTGGGAAGAACCCTATGATCCATTTTGCTATCCCCCATTTTGCCCCAGGATATTTCATCAATGCATCCAACGCCTTCCATCCTCCTGTCAGTACCATTCCCTCCTGCCACGCCGTGCCTTCTGCCTCCTGGCGGCGCCCTGCGCCACTGCCGCTCCTTCCGCCCGCGCCCTTGCCAGGTGCTTCGTGCAGTAATCGTCAATATTATTCCCATTCAGGATGTTTACCGCCTCAAGCTCCGTCACCCCGCACCTTGCCTGCAGCTCCAGGCGCAGCGCCCGGCGTTGCCCTATGTCCTGCGCCCCATTATATGGGAGCGCCCTTGCCTTCTCCCTGTATGCGAGTGCTACCTCACGTGTCAGAATCTCCATTTCCCAATGCCCTTTCCAGCTCCCTGTCATGCCTCCCGTCATACTCCGTGAACGCCACCGTATGGATCCGCATCAGCATGCAGAGCTGCTTCCATTCCTCCAGGTTCGCGGGCGGCTTCCCGTCCGCCTTCCTCCACCCGTCCTGCTGCCACTTCCCCGGCCAGCCCTGCCGGCAGGCATCCCTTATATAGCCGCAGTCCGTGTAGACCGTGGCATGGCAGGGCCTCACCAGTATCCGCAGCGCGTCTATGCAGGCTTTCAGGATCAAGGCGTTCCTTGTGCCAAGCCCGACCCGTTCCTTCCGGATCCTTATGTGGCTCTTCCCCACCCTGTCTATGTACTCTATGGCTGCCGCCGCCTCCCCCTCGCCCCTTGGGTTCCCCCTAAAACGGCTCTTTATGTAAATGCCCACTTCCAACTTATCCACCTCCCTTTGCCTGCCCTCCCGTCCAGTAATTACTGGACGGCGCGGCTTCTCCCTGAAAGTTATCCACATTTTCCCTTCCCCCGGCCATCCGGAAGCAGCACCATTGTGTACCTCTGGTACTCCCTGCCAGTGAATGGGTCTATGCCGTTATACACTGTGTCCTTGTCTATGTAGTACCCTCTTGCCGGCCTGGGGTCAGGCAGCCACTTCTTTGCCCTCCTGACAATCTCCGTTTTCGGCCTTGGCACCACGAGGTTGCGGCTGCAGCTGTACCTCTGCTTCCTCTCCCCGTCCTTTGCCCTGTATGTCTTTGACGTCTCCTTGATCAGGTATGCCGCAAGGTCCTTATACTGCCCGCTGCCGTCCAGGGGCGTGAAGTTTGGCCTCCCGAACTTCCACAGCATGCACACCCACCTGGAGACGTCCTGCCCGTCTATGCGGTTTATCAGCAGGTGGTGGTGTATCGCCTTATTCAGGTACTCCGTCACGCATACCCATTTCAGCTCCGCCCCCGCCTTCTTATACTTTCTCCGCAGCCCCCCGATCAGCTTCCCGATGTCCTTCTTCGCCGCCTCCGCCCCCGGCCTCTCCCCCTTCCTGTATGTCAGGGTGATGAATGGGTCGCCCTCCCCAAAGTTCGCGTTAATTTTTATGCGGAGCCTCCTCTCCGCGTTCATCTGGTTTATCTTCTCCATTTCCTCCGCTGTCGGCTTCGCCTTCCTCCCCCTCTTCTTTGCCCCCACCCTCCTAGTATAGCTTTTCATCACTTCCATTGTCTTCCCTGCCCTCACTGTCGTCTTGAAATATCCCATCCCGATCCTGGCCCCCATATCGCTAAAGTTAATATCCTGATCAAGCCTGAACCCGGCTTTCCTGCCGGTTTTTTCCTTGACAGCGGGCGCAATGCGTGTTATGATTCCCATAGGCTTATTTATTGCACCCGCATAAATTTCCTGGCCGCTGCGCTGTCACGCAGCGGCTATTTTTTTGCTTTTTCCCCATGCGCCCATCCCCGCCCGCACAGGGGCGGCGGCAGCTGAAATGGCATAATGGTCTTTGTATGGTACATGGGAGGTAAAACACAGTGCTGCCGCCACCCCTGTGCGGGCGGGCCTTATTCTTTATGCGCTTCCCATCTTCCCTTTGCTGGCCGCTGGCGGGTCCAGCCCCTGCTGCTGCCTCTCCCGTTTCGCAAGCTGCCGGAGGCACGCCTCCGTGAACCTGGTCTCATACCCCGGCGTGAACTCCACTTTTACCTTAATGTCCTCTGGCTTCAGCATCCTGCTTCCTCCTGTCTCTCTTTTCATGCTCCGCATCGATGGCTGCCCGGAGCTGCCCCAGCTCCCTGTCAATCCCCTCCAGCTCCTCCCCATACTCTGGCTTCCAGCTGTCCCCGTATGACATTGCTATGCCGAATTTCCTTTTCAGTAATGACAGGTACCTTAATACGTCACTGTCTCCCATGCCGCCCTCCTTTTTTTCCTGGCCTATCTGCCGTGCTGCTTCCTTGCCGCCATTCCTTAAGCATAATAATTTGTCTTGCTTATGCATCATATCCCATCTGGATTATGTCTCTCATCTTCCTTCAACCCCCTTCCCTTAAGCTGGCTGCTGCATAGCCTGTCCCACTGTCTCCGCTGGCTTGATCCGGCCCTATCTCTACGTAATTCCTTCTCAGTAGCGTCAGGGCATCCACCAGGATCCTCTGCTTTTTCAATATGGTCGGCGGGAATTCCTCTTCCGCAAAGCATTTCCTGTAGTCCGCAAGGTCCCGGCTATACTTGTCCAGGAGCAGATCGACATCAAGCTGGGCGTATTCCTCCGGATCCGCTTCTGGCTCCTGGGCGGCGGGTATCGCGCCCACCTCTTCCTTAACCTCCTGGAAGTCCGCATCTATAATATCCTGCTCCTTATGGCCTGCCCCATCCCCTTCAAGCGCCGAACTCTCAATCTCTTGGAAGCGCTCTAAAAAATCCACCAGCTTTGCTGTAAGCCGTCCCCAGGTAACCTGTACCTGCTCTGCACCTGGGCTGTCACGGAAAACGATTTTATCCGGGTAGGCATTCCACCCCTCCCCGTTCTCATACGTGCTGCCGTAAAAGGCTTTTAGCTCCTTTGTGATGGCTGCCATGTCGCGCTGTGATATGAGCTGCCTGGTGCCTGGGTAGATGTCCTTATAAAACCCCAATAACCGGGCTTCCTCTCTTCCCTCTGCCTCCTGAATCTCCTTGATCCGCCTGGCAAGCTGTACCCAGGTAATCTCCCTTTTGTAATTGATCTGGATGCCCCTGGCGCTTCCGCTGTAATTCCGCAGCTCTGTGCCACCCCCGCCCCCTGCATTCCTGTACCGCTTCTTTAGGCTGTCCGCCGTGATGCTGTCCGTGGATTTAATCCCAACCCACTTGCAAAAAGCTTCTATGTCATGGCCGGAAGGCTCCGGCCTTTCCGCTTTGGCCTCACGCTTCTGTTTTTCTGCTTCCGCCTTGGCCTGCCTTTTCTCACCATCCTTTTTCCTTGCGACGTCGCAACGGCTGTAGCAGGTTTCATATCCGCAGTCTTGGCAGCAGGGAGCCGGCTCTTTATCCCCTGCCCGTACCTCCGCCAGTTCCTGGTGCAGGTGCTGGCATTCCCTGCTAGGGATCCTGGAAGTTTCCATTTCCAGCCTCTTTTTCTTGCTCATCTGTGTGCAGGGGAACGGGCTCCCCATTGGGGCATCCCTGCAGTACCGTTCCTCCTGCCGTATTTCGCAGAGCCTGGCGCAGCTGAAGCAGGTGTATTTCCCATCGCCGCATCCAGGCGTATATGTGTACGGATGCTTTTCCCTTTCGGTCTTTGGCAGCCCGAAGAATGACTTAGGCTCATCCAGCCGCTTCTTCATCGCCCGTATTTCCCTGACCGTGGTCTCCTGCGTCACCTTCTCAAGCTCCCCGTCAGGCAGCCCCAGCATTTCCTGCAGCTTGCTCACGCCCATCCCGGCGTACCTCTCCGCCATGCGCCTGCCGCCGTCTACGGAGAAGCGTGCGTTGATTGCCATGAAGCGGCTTGCGCTTGAGGCGCTTAGCCCGTACTCCCCCTTTGCGAAATCCCATATGTTCTTATAGCCGTCCTCCACAAAAAGCGCGTTCTCGCTGACCTGGCGGAGGAAGTAGCCAGCCATGAAGAAATCCTCGGCCGCGCCCTCCAGGCGCCGCCTTATCCCTTCCTTCATCCCTTGGTAATCCATGGATGTCTCATCAATTAGCATTAAAAGTGATCCTCACTTCCTTGAATGTTTTGCCTGGCCTAAAAAAATTGACTTTTCCCAAATCTGACCGTATAATATAGCCAAGTAAATAATATACTTGATACTAAGTTATAGAAATTTGAGGACGGAACGGTCAGCCGTCACCCTTTGTCGGAGATGTGGGAACTGTCACCCCACCTTATTTCTATAACTTTTTTATTGCCTAAGCCTTCCACCTGCTATTGCCCTCCCATAATCTGGGCAATAGCATTTAACCCCTCTTGGGATTCTGTTCACCAAGGTAGGTGTCCCGGATTAATTCCTTAAGCATTTCCATCACTTCTTCAATATAGCCGTCTAGTTCTTTAAACGTATGGACGGCTAAAACCTTATTGCATATTATTGACACAACTACTGAAACAAAGACTGTCCATGCCACTTCCACAATCCTCCTATCATCTCATCTCCATTAGATTTCTACACTGGCAAGCTCCTGCACCGTTATCCGCTTAACGAGCTTGCAGGCCTTTCTTTCAAAATAAATAACCCTTAGCCTGTCTACTGCCTGTTTCGCTTCCTTCCCCTTGCCCCTATCCTTTTGAAATGGCTGACATCTCCGTGATCACTGTCTTTCCTGTGATTGAAATATTTATCTTCGTCATGCCCCTGCCAATGCTCTCCGTGCTATAAGCATCTATCTGAACCGTTTCGTTCCCAACCATCAGCAGGAGCTCGTCATCTTCTGTTGTCACTACGATGACCTCTGTCCTTTCCTGGCGCTTTGGTATTGGCTGCCCCGTGCCAAGGGCAGACTTCCTGATTTTGGCGTGTCCCTTGCCTGCCACAGAAATACTGAGCCCATTTTCCCTTTTTCTCTCTGCCAAATAGTACTTACCTGCCCTCTTTTTAGGCTTTATGCTTTTCAGTTCCAGGCCAAACAGATGGCTTGCCAAGTTGAATGTCTCCAATGTGCATGCCTTGCAGCTTTTGGTTTCCGGGCATGAACTGCAGGGCGTTTCTACTGTAACTTTTTTATCTAGATAATCCTGGTAAAGGCAGTCCAGCCAATGGAACACACACATAATTGATATATCCTTTGTGCGTTCCCATACATCGTCTGGCACCCCAAGATAATCCTTCTCTTCCTCAGGTATTTTTACAGGAAATCCCATCTTCCCCCACCTCCTTCCCTTATACTGCCTGCTGCACAATTTTTTTCCTGCCTTAAGCCTTCACTCCCTGGGCAGTATTTTGTGTGGTGCTGGATTACAACCCCGGCCTGGGATTCCGTTATGTCATGCCTTTTGACAGCCCCAGGCCACTTTTCCAGCGCCAGCCTATCCAGATCTTCTTTCCTGCCCAGTATATGGTAATGCTCTGACTGGCCATTGCTCCAGGAGACTATCTCTGCCCCCTTTGGGGCTATTTCCTTTTCTATCTCCCTTAACATTTCCTTTGCGGCCTCTTCCTTACCCATTTGTATTACCAGCGTTACTATGAACCATTTATCTGTTTTCTCCGGCACCCTATCACCTCCTTCTCTTATACTGCCTGCTGCACAGCTCCTTGTGGCAGCCCCGCAGTCCTGATACCAAATGCAGTGCATCCTGCCTTCCCCTTGCCATCACATGCCTTTTCTCCTATACTGTACTTACAGGCTGTTGCAGCAGCCGAGTACAGTAGAAAGGAAGGTACCTATTGTGAATAAAAAAACATTTTGTCCTTTTATTAATGGGGATTGCAATGCAGAATGCATGTTTTTCACTGCCGGCGCTTCAACCGACCCTGATAATACTATTCGGAATTGCATTATTGCCAAAACATTGATTGCCTTTCCTGACAGTGAGCGCCAGGAAACTGCATTAAAAAGTATCCTCACTTCCTTGGGACGTCATCCTTAAAAGTCTCATAATAATTTACTTCCTGCACCGTGCCACACCTGCGGATGCCCTTCGATACTTCATTCAGTATCCCTTCCGCCTGTGCCACGGTGCATTTCTCTTTTGTCAACACCCCAACTATCTCATCTGCTATCCTTAAATTTTTTTCTGTAAATTCCATATCGTTCCACATTTTCCCTCGCCTCCTTCCCTTAAACTGCCTGCTAATACTTACACAATCCACTTTCCTCTCTGTCATGTGGTACTTCCCATCTTCCCTCACCTCCTCCCCTTAAACTGCCTGCTGCACAATTTCTTCTGGCATCTGAGCTGCCTTTCCTCCCATGCCCTTTGCATCCCTGCCTTCCCCTTGCCATCACATGCCATTTCCCCTATACTGTACTTACAGGCTGTTGCAGCAGCCAAGTAGATATAGAAAGGAGATAAGCAACATGTATGATATTACAAATTCTTACGGTATTCCCTATAACCAAATGCTTCATGACCTTGCAATCTTAAAGATGCAACGTGCGGATTACCTTCCTGTTACCAATAACGATGACTTGATTTCTTACTACTACGAAACCATATCCTGCTTAAATGACACCTTAAATCATTATAAAAATTCTCATGAATTTTAGATTTCCTGCCCCATTGCAACCTCTTTTATAATTTCTTTCGATTCATTCAATATTTGTATTGCGGTATTCACGGTTATTCCCTGCATACCGCATACAATTTCTAATATTTCTTTGCTTGCTTTTCCCTTCTTGACTACATGTTCTTTTACCCATTGCGGCCACTCTGCTTCTTTCGCTGACTCAATCCTTTCATTGCATTTTTCTAAGATTATTTCTTTTAAGCTCACCTGCTTTCACCCCTTCCTTTAAACTGCCTGCTGCACAATTTCTTCTGGCGGCTGCGCTGCCCTTTTTTCCATGCCCTTTGCAAACCTCACACCTTGCATGAATACAAGCATTTCTTTCTGCTCTGCCTGGCTCATCTCACCCAAAAGACCCAGTATCTTTTCTTCTTCTGGCTTCCTATCAGCCTTTAATAAAACTTCCATCTGCTCTGCCATCCTACTTCCCTCCAATCCCATCGTGCATATTTTTGTAGGTTGTCTTCCTCTGTATGTCTTTACAAGTCCATTTTACTTCTTTTTTTGTCCTTGTATGGCCATTATATAACTTCAAAATGTCCTTGTCAATCCTTTTTTGAATTTTTATATCATATTATGTCTTGACTAAACCATTTTTAAGTTGTATAGTAAAAGTGCAAACCGAAAGAAAGAGAGGTGAATACATAATGGAAGTTTATGAAAGAATACGGGAATTGCGAAAAAAACATCTTCGTTTATCTCAAACCGGCTTTGGAGATAAGCTTGGCGTTAGCCGCTCTGTAATAAAAAACATAGAATTAAATGCCCTTGCTCGCCCTGAGCAAAAATTGTCATTAATTAAGCTAATCTGTAAAGAATTTTCCGTGAATGAAGACTGGCTTCTTAATGGCAATGAACCCATGTTTATTGAGCCAGACACATTTAGCCTTGATGAGTTTGCAAGACAGCATGGGGCAACTGACCTTGAGCTACAGATCGTGAAGACTTACTTTGACTTAGATGCAGACACACGCCAGCTGCTGCTTGAGCATTTCAGAAAAAGCCTTGCTGCTCCTGCTGCCGCTGAAAACGAAAAGACGGTCGAGGAATTAGAAGAGGAATATAAAAAAAGCGTCTTGCATTCTGCTCCGAAAGGGGAATCTACTGCTTCGAATACCACCAACGGCAAAGGCAGCGAAAAGGTAGTTGGATAGACAAAAAATGACCACGGTTGCCGGATAAAGTGAAAAGAAGTAAAAAAATACGTTTTAAAACTATAAAAAAAAGGAAGGTAATGAACGAATGAAAAAAAATTTGACAGCAATCCTGCTTGTATTTGTTATGCTTTTAACGTTTGCGCCTGTCCATACATTTGCGCAAGAATGTGTACATTCCTGGGGAGAATGGGTTGAAATTACTGAGCCAACTTGTACAGATGAAGGCCTCCAAAAAAGATATTGCGAAATATGCTATATTGAGGAAACTAAACCCATCCCGGCTATTGGACATCATACCTGGGGAGAATGGTATGAAATTCTTGAAGCAACCTGTACAGATGAAGGCCTCAGAGAAAGATATTGTGAAATATGCTATATTAAGAAAACCGAATCCATCCCGGCAACCAAACGTCATACCTGGGGAGATTGGAAAACAATCCATAAACCAACTTGTATACGTACAGGAACCGCAACAAGGACATGTACCATGTGCCATGGCAAGAATACAAAGACACTCCCTAAATCCAAAAAGCACTCTTGGAAAAAATGGGTGACCGCCAAAAGGGCAACCGCCCTTTCAAAAGGAACAAAAAAACAAACCTGTTCCAAATGCGGCAAGACACAAAAGAAATCCATCCCTAAATTAAAAGCAAAAGTTTCATTGAATAAAAAATCCGTCACTATAAAAAGCGGCAAACAATATACCCTTAAAATCAAATCAAAAACATATGGCGATAAGGTAAAAAAATGGGCATCCAGCAACAAAAAAGTTGCAACTGTGAACTCACATGGAAAAGTGACTGGAAAGCAGAAAGGCGTTGCCACCATCACCCTTAAAATGAAATCTGGCACAAAAGCCACCTGTAAAATTAAAGTAACTAAACCAAAGACAAACAGCAGCCAACAACCCGGCGGCTCTGACTCTAATCCGGGTGGCTCCGGCTCCAATCCGGGTGGCTCTGATTCCAATCCAGGCGGCTCCGATACGCCAACGCCGCCAACCTCTGGTTATGTATGGATACCAAATAGCGGCAAGAAATACCATAGCTCCAGCTCCTGCAGCGGAATGAAAGGGCCACGGCAGGTACCACTACAGGAAGCCATTAATCTTGGATATGAGCCATGCAGCAGATGCTACTGATAATACGAACGAACCACCAGAAAACGCGAACAAACCGCCAAAAAACTTGAATAACCCCCAGGAAAACGTGAACAAATGCTATCAGAAAGAATGCATAACATATAAACCACGCGGAACAATAAAAACCGCACACTATAGGAGGATACTATGGCACAGTTCTTAATGAAGCCCAAAATTGATTTTGCCTTCAAGGAAATCATGATGGACGGAAAGGCACGCATCGGCTTCCTGGCCGCCGTGCTCCACCTGGATCCCGAAAATATAAAAGAAACACGGATCCTGAACCCTTACCTTCGGAAAGTACATGAGGATGACAAGCTGGGGATCCTTGACGTCCGCATCCTCATGAACAACGATGCCGTGATTGATGTGGAAATCCAGCTCTCGGAGCTCCTGGTATGGCCAGACCGCT